GGACCAGGGCGCCGCCGCTGCCCACCTGATCTGCCCCGGCCACATACTCCACGGTGCCGGGCAGGGTCTCCAGGGTGCCCGCCAGGGTGACCTGGGCGCTCTGTCCCACGGAGATCCGGGCCGCGTCGGCGGACTGGAAGGGGAGGGTGAGGGTCATAGAGGATGTGTCGGAGATGTCCGCGATGGGGGAGCCGGCGGAGACCATATCTCCCTTCTTCACATACAGCTTCTGCACCACGCCGGAGCCGGAGGCCCGGGGCCGCAGCCCGTCCGCGGTGCTGTCATAGGTCAGCTGGGCCTGCTGGACGGCCAGCTGGGCCTGCTCCAGAGCGGTGGCGGCGCTGCCCGGGTCGATGCGGTAGAGCAGCTGCCCCTTTTCCACCCGGTCGCCGTCCTGGAAGGGGGCCTCCAGGATCTCGCCGGAGACCAGCGCTCCCACCTGATAGGACTCAATGGGCGTCATGGTGCCGGAGCCGTCCACCGAGACGGTCAGGTCCTGCCGCTGGACGGCGGCGGGCTGGTACTGTCCGGAGGAGGCCGCTGGGCCTCCAAAGAGCAGGGGGCGCAGGAGCAGGAGGAGGATCCCTGCCGCGGCGAGGATCAGGACCAGCCGCTTGAGCCATTTTTTGCGCTTTTTGGGCAGCTGGAAGCGGGGGGCGGCGGGGAACCGCTTTGGCGCCTCCGGCTGTACCGGCGCTTCCGGGGTGAGTTGTGTGGTTTCCATGGCGTTGACTCCTTACTATGTACAGATTCCAGAGCGCTGGGCGCGGGCGAGGGTGGGCAGGCCGGGGCAGCGCGCCCCAAGAGGTGCCTCTATCTTACCGCGGGGGGGATTAGCTTTCCCGAAAGAAAGGCTTAAATTTTCATTAAATTTTGCCCGGCGGCTTTACGGTACACCTTCCACCTGGGGGAAGGTCAAGGGGAAAATGGCGGAACGGACCGTTTCTGCGGGTAAAAAAACCCGAGGCGTTCGGATGGACGGCCCGGGGCCGTGCAGTGGTACACTCCGGTCAGAAAAGAAGAGGCCGTGCCGTCCTGGTCCTGGCGCGGTTGCACGGCGGCGAAAAATGTGGTATTCTGTCCTTGGCGCTGCCAGCAAACGGCAGGCGGTTGGCCCCCGACAGGGGGCAGCTTCTGTCCCCTGATCTGCGGAAAGGGGGGCTGCCCAATGGTTACATATTCCGATCTGATCCAGACCGGCATTTTAGTCGTTGGCATTATCGGCCTCTTTATGATGGCCAATAAAAAGAAGTAACCGCCCCTCCGTCCAAAGAGTGCGGTTACTTCTTTTGAAGAACTAAAGTCTTGGGCCAACCGTCTGCCGGCAGCGCCCTTTTCATGTTCAGTATAACCGCCTGATGTTCGATTGTCAAGTCCGTCCCGAGCCGGGGCGGCTTTTTTCAAATCCGTCAGCGCTGACGGATTTGAAATGTGTACTTCGAGTCGGGCAACTGGAGTGATCATGTGTTTTCTGCTTCCGAAGAATCGTCTGGGGAGATGCTAGAGTTGTACTGCTCCCAACGACGCCTTACATCCGGGTCGTTTTTCATGCTTTCCTCAATAGCAAGGGTTTCACGGTACTCAGCGGCAGCGGCCTCCATGGTCCAATTTGCCTTGAGCCCCATTTTATCGACCAATGCATGGAGGTCAGAAAGGTTCACCCGGAAAAATTCCTTTCGAGGATTGACCTTATTGACCTGCATCAGAGCCAGAGCCTTATGCAATGTAGTTTCCAGAGCAGGGGCGTCATCACTTTCAATGATTGCATGGACGTCGAAGGGGAAGGGGACAGAGGCATCACCTAACTCACGGACACGGTCCATGGGATCTAAGCGGCGGGTCATACCGACCTTATAGATATTTTCACCAAAAGATCCAATATTGGAAATCACATAGACATTACCTCGTTTGGTCTGCTGTGCCATAGACAAGGCCCGCTGATTCTTTTCTTCTGCTTCGACCAGCTTTTGTTGCAATTCGGCCAGCTGTGCTTCATATTGAGACCTTTGCTCTTCGGTGGCCTTCTCCATGGCTGCTTGGGCTTTTTCCATAGCTTTCCGCAGCATGGATTCCTCTTTGGCCGCTTCTTTCTGTGCCCGCTCATATTCGCGGCGGGCTTTTTCTTCCTCGCGAATCTGCTCACGGAGCTGGCGCTGCTCTTCCTGCTGTTTGGCCTTCAATTCGTGGCAGACAACAGCCCACTTAAGTTCCTCCAATCGGGAGTCCAAATACTGTGAGGTGATTTTCGCCTCCCGGAACGTAGCACCATTGGAGTTGACCACGTTATAGACGTCCTTGATTTTCTGTTCCAATACTCCGTAGTTATCCTTTTTAGATTTTGCCAAAATAGAGTCTACCTGGCCATTGAAGGCGTAGACGATGAATGACACAGCACCTTCACGCTTGTCCTTGGAGATGTATTTGCAAGTGCCGGCGCTTCCCTCTTTGACCATGCGGAGGGAGTTTTCCTGTGCCGCTTTCAGTCGTTGTCCGGCTTCTGCATAGCCAAAATCCTCTGCCAACTGATCCAGTAATGTGAAGGTGGGTTTGATCCACTGATCTCCATATCCGTTCACAATATTTTTCAAGGATGCGGCAAGCGCTTTGTACTCCTCAGCCTTGTTCATAGCCTCGTAAGCATCCCCAGCAATTTCTTTGGCTTTGGCTTCCGCAGTATCCATGATTCGCTTGGCTTCTTCGTCTGCCCGATGAAGCCTTTGGTTTGCCTCATCCTCTGCCTTGGCCTTTACCTGCTTGGCGGCATCTCTGGAGGCCCTAGCAGCCGATCGCATCTCATCAGCATCAAGTTTTGCGGAAGAACGCATTTTTTCGGCATCGCTTTGCGCGGAAGAGCGCATTTCTTTGGCAGCACTTTCAGCTAAAGAACGGGTTTTCATGGCCTCCAGTTCTGCATCGCTTTGAAGGTTTTTGCACCAGGTCTCTACGTCCAGGATTTGCTGATACTTAGAGAGTTCTTCAAGGCGCTTATTGGCTTTGGACAAAGAATCTTCCATTTGGTCTGATTTTTCTTTTGACGATTTCTTTTCTTTAGTCCACAACACGAAGAAAACGATTGCTAAGATCAGAAATAGAATCCCCATATAAATCGCTCCTCATATAGTCCGGTCGGACCGGACTTTTTATTTTCTGCCGTTGGCGGCGGGGTTATTCAATTACATGGGTGTAGGCTACGGCCAGGCCTACGACCCGGATCTGCTCAATGGATTCTCCAATAAATGCTTTGGGCGGGATTGTTGGGTTTTCTGCCACAAGCTGGATGACTCCGTTTTCAAGATAGAAGCGTTTGAGTGTGGCTTCTTCGTCGCCGACCATAACAGCGGCAATCTGCCCATTCTCCACCTCTTCCTGCTGTCGGATATAGACAACATCTCCGTCACGGATCCCTGCTCCGATCATGCTCTCCCCTTTACAGGTGAGGGCAAAATCTGCCCGGATATGGCTGGGAAGATCCACATAGTCTGCCACATTCTGCTCAGCTAAGATGGGTGTTCCACAAGCAATTTGCCCTACCAAAGGGATTTTCTTCATCGCAGGCAAAGGAACAATATTGGATGCAAGAAAACGAGTTGACCGGATCTCCGGATTATCTGTTTTACCAACCAACCAGTCTGGATTGACTGAGATCGCCTTTGCAATAGCTTGGATCACAGCTAGCTTTGGACGGTCTATCGTTCCAGCCTCATATCGCTGAATGGTTGAGATCGCAACCCCAACTTTGGCAGCAACATCTCCTTGAGTCTGCCCAAGATCCTGCCGCCTTTGTCTAATTCGGCGGCCAAGTTCAATATTTTCAGGCGAAGGCAAAGCAATCACCCCTTTCTGCTGTCATTTTATCACAAAAAGTTGCAGGGCGCAACAAATAATTGCACAAAGAAAATAATTTGCACTACGCTATTGACAATGCTTTTGCGCTGTGCTAATATGAGGCCATAACGGAGGTGATCCAAGTGCTGAATACGGATCGTATCAAGGCGAGATTAGACGAGTTAAACATGACACAAGCGGATCTTGCCGCAGTAATTTCAGTTGCTGTGCCCACCATGTGTCAAAAAATTAATAATGTTCGTCCTCTGTCTCTGGATGAGGCCGAAAAAATCTCAAAGGCGCTTCAAATTCCCAATGCTGAGTTTGGATCATATTTTTTTAGCCCGTAAATTGCATAGCGCAATATTAGGATGTAATTTGTGGTTTAAACAGCCCCCGGCCGGGCCGGGGGAGGAGAGGAGAATTGCTGTGTTTTGGCATTGGCTGAAAGAAAAACACCCCATATTTTATGAGGTGTTTTGGGACGTGATTCTGTTGATTGCCATAGCTGCTTTGATCAGGTCGTTTTAAATTAGAAGAAAAATGACTTAATGAAGGCGGCAACCGAAATGGCGAGTGTTACCCAAGCGCGAAATTCGCCCCAGAACCTGTTTGCATTTGCACTGCGTTCTTCCTCCAACGCAATTTTGCCCTGATAGCTGATTCTGAGCTGAATGTGCATTGTTATCGGATCTGCTGGGTTCAAATTACTTGGCGAGCAGGCTTCCAGCCACCCTTTTTCTCTCAACAGATTTACGGGATCGGCCAGGGAGATGCAGTCTGCATTTAAAACAGCACTCAACTGGGACAAATTCATGGAATGACGTTTGCTGTATTCTTCCAGAATCCGTTTAGAGAACTTGTTCGTAAAATCACCTCCTTCCTACCGCCCACATTTTACCACGGGCGGGGGAGGAGGACAAGAAGAAGCCCCCGGTCGGGCCGGGGGAGGAGAGGGGGATATAACATGAGTAACTCAAGAACTACGGCAAGTTCGGCCCTCTATCGTGAGATCCGGGAGAAGGCCGAGGAGATCGTCTCCCGGCGGGGCCCGATGCTGGGGGCAGAGGATCTGGCCTTAGAACTGGGCGTGAAGGACAAGCGCACCGCCGCAGATTGGGCCAGGCTGAATGATGTGCCGGCGACGCCAGTGGGCCGGGCCAAGAAGTACGAGGCACGGCTGGTAGCCAAGGCGCTGGTGTTTACCAGAGGAATGTGTTGAGGAGGCACAGCCATGTGGGACAAGTTGAGGCGGCAGCGTCCGCGCCTGTACGAGACCCTGGAGTGGGTGACATTCGCCCTGGCAGTGGGGGCATTCCTGCTGGCCCTGGGGGTCTATCTGACGGTGAAGGGAGGTTGACGTCATGCGCGCACCCAATTTGACGGCGGCGGCCCGGGTGACCCGTCGGCTGCTGGACCAGTACGGCCCGGCGCGGCTGCTCCGGGTGGAGGAGCTGGCCCCCGGGATTTTTCGGGGGATGCTGGCCGGAGGGGCCCAGGCTCTGGCGGTGATCCGGGAGGACGGGCGGATCGCCGTCCGGGAGGCCGAGCCGTGGGCATAAAAAAGCCCCGGGGCCTTTCGGCACCCGGGGCGGTAGACAGGGAGTCTACCATGAGAACAAATGTATTATACCATGGGAACGTGTGTTTGACAAGGGGGAATTTTGCATGATCCCTGAAAATTTGAAAGAAAGCTGGCAGAAGGTGCTGGCCCGTTGTGAACTGATGTTCCTGGCCGATAACGGCGGAGGCTGTCCGGACTGTCTGGCCGGGCTGACCGCAGAGGAGCAGGTGCGCACCCTGCGCAGCCTGGGATTCCGGGTCCGGGAGTATTACCAGATGCCCATTGACCTGACCCGGCCGGAGGCTCCGGACAATTTGGAGCCCTGGATCCGACTGACCAACGGAGTGAGCGTGAGTCTGGATCACGGATTTGTCTCCCGGGCGGGACGGGGGAAGCTGTATGGGTGAGATCTATCGGAGCTTGTACTCCGTGATCCCGGCCCGGGTGCGGGATGACCACAGTTTACGCCCCAATGCAAAGCTGCTGTATGGGGAACTGTCCGCCCTGGCCCAGGCCGAGGGATATTGCTGGGCCTGGAACGCCCATCTGGCTGAGACGCTTGGGATCTCAAAGCGGACTGTCGAGGATCTGCTCAAACAGCTGCGGGACCGGGGACACATCCAGCTGGAGGTAGAGCGGGACCCGGATACCAACGAGGTCATCCGCCGTAAAATCTGGATCTGTGGACCTCCTGGGGCGTCTGTACCCCCTCCCCCCGAAAATGGGGGGAGGGTCCCCGTGAAATCGGGGGGACCTCCCCGTGAAAATGGCGGAGAGAATAATACAAGTAATATTAAACAAGAATATCCCCCCTATAATCCCCCCAAGGGGGAAGCGCCGGCGCGGAAACGCAAGCGGTCAAACGAGCCCAAAGAGGCTCCGGACTGGAAGCCGGAACGCTTCGCCGCCTTTTGGGAGGCCTACCCCTGCGGCAAGTCCAAGCAGGCGGCCATCCGGGCCTGGGACAGGCTCAGGCCGGACGATGACCTGATCCGGGCTATGGCCCTGGGCCTCAAGCGGGCCATGGCGGGGGAGGACTGGCAGAGGGGCATTGGGATCCCGTATGCCTCCACCTGGCTCAATGGCCGCCGCTGGGAGGACGAGGACAAGCCCCTTCCGGCGAGGACTGCGGACAAGCCGAGACCCACAAGGCCCTGCCATGTAGAGCTGATCGACGGGGAGGAGGTGGTGGTCTATGACGGCTGAGGTGCGCCCGCTGGATGCGGAGTCATCGGTGATCGGCTCCATCCTGGTGGATCCCCGGTGCCTGCCGGTGGTGGAGCAGCTTCTGCGGCCGGAGGACCTGGCTCTTGCGGTCCATCAGACGATCTATCGGGCGGCGGTGTCCCTGCGGCGGCAGGACAAGCCCATTGACTCGGTGCTGATCCGGGAGGAGGCCGCCCGGGAGGGCGTCAAGCTGGATGTGCCCTACCTGGTGGAGCTGATGGACGCCACGCCCACCGCGCAGAACGTGGAGGAGTATGCCAGGCTGACCCGGCAGAACTCGCTGAAGCGGGCGGTGGTCAGGCTGTGCAGCGAGGCCCGGGAACAGGCGGCTGAGGGAGATCCGGGTGAGGTCCTGGCCGGACTGGCCCGGGACGCGGCGGAGCTCCAGCGGGAGGGTGTCACGGATGACCTGATCCGGCCGGAGGAGGCCCTGATGGCCTTTTACGAGCACCGCGACGCGGTGGACCGGGGGAAGGCCACCGGCTGTGTCTCCACCGGATACCGGGACATTGACCTGACGCTGGGCGGTGGGATGCTGGCCGGCGGGATGTATATCCTGGCCGCCCGCCCCGGCATGGGCAAGACAACTCTGGCGCTGAACATAGCGGACCGGGTGGCAGAAAAGACCGGGCCGGTGCTGTTTGTCTCCCTGGAGATGGATGTGGAGCAGCTGGTGGCCAAGCGGGTCTCCCGGCTGTCCGGGATCCCGGCCAACCGCCTGCTGATGGAGCGGCTGTCCGATCAGGACTACACCAAGATGGCGGAGGCCGCGGGCAAGCTGGAGCAGATCCCCCTGTACATCAACCGGAGGCCGGGGGCCACCGTGGAGCAGATCGAGATACTGGCCCGCCGGGTGCCGGGGCTGACCCTGCTGGTGGTGGACTATGTGGGTAAGATCTCGCCCAGCGCCCAGAGCTACCGCAACAGCGACCGGTATAACTACATGACGGAGATCTCCGGCGCGCTCAAGACCCTGGCCCGGACCCTGAAGATCCCGATCCTGGCCTTGTGCCAACTGAACCGCGCCAATGAGGCCAGCAAGGACAAGCGCCCGCAGCTATCGAATCTGCGGGACACGGGCGCGCTGGAGCAGGACGCAGACGGGGTGATCTTCCTGTATCGGGAGGCGTATTACAACCCGGAGGGCCGGCCGGCATACGAGCCGGAGCCCATTGAGGTGATCGTGGACAAGAACCGGCATGGCCCCACAGGGACCTGTGAGCTGGCCTTTGCCCTGGCTGTGTCTAAAGTTTTTGCAATGAGCAACGACCCACGGGAGGCGGCCCGCCGGTATCTGCGGACCACAGCCCCTATGGAACAGACAAAAATGGAGGAATCACCATGAGAACATTTGCGATCGTCAACCGCAAGGGCGGGGTGGGCAAGACCACCACCGCCGTGGAACTGGCCTTCATCCTGGCCACCAGCTGCAAGCAGCGCGTCCTGTTTATCGACGCCGACAGCCAGGGCAACGCCACCAGCATGATGCTGGCCTCCGGCCAGGATCCCAGCGGGGCCGGGCTGGCCGCCGCGCTGGAGTATCCCATCGAATACTATCCGGACATCATTTGGCGCACGGACTATGAGGGGCTGGACATCATCCCTGCCGGGGAGGATCTGGGGGACTATGAGCTGTCCTGCCTGTTGGGGAGGCAGACCCCGGACTTTGACCGTCTGCGGGATCTGCTGGCCGTGGTCGCGGAGGATGCGTATTACGACTCGGTGGTGATCGACTGCCCGCCCTATTACTCAGTGAGCTGCCTGTCTGCCATCGCCGCCTGTGACAGCATCATCATCCCCGCCGGGATCGACGCCTACTCCACCACCGGCATGGCCGGGCTGGTCCGGCAGATCGACAACATCCGCCAGGCCTGCCCCCAGATCCGGGTGGCCGGGGTGCTGGTGACCCAGTGGCGGCGGTCCAGCATTGGCGAGGACGCGGTCCAGACTCTCCGGGAGGAGAGCCCGGTCCCCATCTTCCGGACGGTGATCCGCCGCACGGACAAGGTAGTAGAATCCAGCTGGTCCCGTGAGCCGGTGGGGGCGCTGTCCCCCTTCAGCGCGGCCAGCCGGGATTACCGGACTTGGGTGGCGGAGCTGCTGGAGCGCGAGGGGGTGGCCAACAATGCTTGATCTGTCCGGAGTGCTGGCCCCCAAGGAGGGGCGCGACATCGAGGTCATCACCCAGGAGATCCTGGACGCCAAGCGCCGGGGCGGGGAGGCCATCCTCACCATCGGCCGGTGCCTGACCGAGGCCAAGCAGACCATCCCCCATGGGGAATGGCTCCCCTGGCTCAATGAGCGGGTGGAGTTTTCGGAGCGGACGGCCCAAAACTTCATGCGGCTGGCACGGGAATGGTCAAATCCGCAAGCGCTTGCGGATTTGGGCGCCGCCAAAGCATTGACTCTGTTGGCGCTCCCAGCTGAAGAGCGAGAATCGTTTATCGCAGAAAACCATGTCGTGGGCGGAGAGGAGAAAACTGTCATCGATATGACCTCACGGGAGCTGGAAAAGGCGATCCGGGAGCGGAAGGAGGCCCAGGAGGCTGCGGCCAAGGCCCAGGCCGAAGCGTCAGCGGCGGAGCAGGCCCGGGCCAAGATGGCCGAGGATATGGCCCTGCTCAATGCCCGCCTGTCCGGAGCCCAGGAGGACCGGGAGCAGGCCGCCCAGGCTGTGGCCCGGCTGGAAGCCCAGTTGGCCGAGCTGAAGGAGAAGCCGGTGGAGGTGGCCGTGGAGACCGTGGTGGACCAGGCGGCCATTGAAAAGGCCCGGGCGGAGGCCGTGGCCGGGATGCAGGCCAAACTGGACCAGGCCCGGGAGGCCAAAAAGCGGGCCGAGGACAAACAGAAGATCGCCGAGGAAGCCCTGGAACAGGCCCGGCTCCAGCTGGAGGAGCAGGCCCGTGAGGAGAAAAAGGCCGCCCTGGGCGCGGATAAGGATCTGGCCCAGTTTGAGGTGCTGTTCAACCAGGGGCAGGAGCTGGCCAACAAACTTCACGGTTTGGTGCTGAAGGCTCGGAGTCGGGACGATCAGACCGCCGCCCAGGGTATGGTAAAGGCACTGAGGGCTCTGGCGGAGGCCATCGGGAGGTGCGCAGAATGAGCAGCTGGCATGAGCAGGCCAAGACCAAATTGAAGGACGAGTACAGCCAGGTCAAGGGCCAGAAGGAGCAGGCCATGCGCTCTGCTGTCCGGGATGTCCTTCTGGAGTTCTGCTGCAAGGACGAGGAATTTGCCCAGGCGGTGGTCCAGGGCGGCTCGTTTGCGGCGTGTATGACCGCCGTGGCCAAGGGGGTGGGCGGCTCTATCTCCGATCTGGAGGCATACCGCCGGGCGGCATCCTTCTACTTTGACGGGGCGGTGGTCCAATCTGTGGTTACCATCTGTCTTACCCCGGCGGAACTAGACCCAGACCGGGACGGGATCCTGCTGGATCTGTCCGACTTCTTCTGAGGGGGCGGGCAGGATGAGCTATACCAAACAGGAGCGCGAGATCTTGGACAGCTGGCCCACAGTGACAGCACAGGACCTGGAGGCCATGAACGGCCTGTTTTCCCACTACCTGTTTTTCAGCCGGGCGGGCGATCTGATGGGATTGAGCGGGATCAATCTGTGGGCTTCCTGCTGCGGGCACAAGGAGGCCCGCCCCTACCTCACACGGACCCAGGATCAGGAGCACTGGACCCTGATGGATCTGAGGCACAAGGCCCGGCTGACCTGCCCCTGGTGTGGGCGGAAGGTGACGGCCATCGACCTGTCCAGGGCCAAGGGCCGGAAATCCCTGCGGCAGACGGAGCTGACGGTGCTCCTCCGCGCCAAAGGAGACGCCCTCTATGCCGACGCCCTGGTGCTGTATAAGGACTACGCCGATGAGGCGGCGCTGACCGCGGGCCCAGTCGCCTGGTGCTCCAGCGGGTACCGGTTTGTCCAGGGCGAGGTGATGCAGGTGGACCATCAGTGGGATGACAAGCACCCCCGCATCACCTACGAGCGTGACAAACTGGGGCGGAAAAAGCTGGTCCAGGAGCCGTTTAAGGCCGGCTCCATCTCCTGGTATCAGCACGGCTCCTATTCCATTCTCAACCGAGGGGCGCTGGAGGTTCACCCCTTTTTTCGGTACTGCGGATTTTTTGACCGGTGGCAGTACCGGCCCGGCGGGGCCCGGGGCTATGCGGCAAAATTCCACGAGCTGATCTCCTATCTCACCGCATACGCCATCTACCCCAGGCAGATCGAGATGCTGTCCAAGGCGGAGTGTTGGGAGCTCATTGCAGACCTGGTATGGAGCCGGAAGAAAAACGTCGGGGCCATGTGCTGGGAGGAGAGCGACCCCCGGAAGGCGTTTGGGGTGGACAAGCGGGAGCTGGCCTGGATTATGGGGGCCCATCCGCAGATGAAGGTGCTGGAGGTGCGGAACTATGTGCGCAGGCACTGGGACAAGACCTGGGACCTGCCATTCTGCAACGACTTTTGCAATCTGTGGGGCGGCCAGATGAATCCCATGGATGTTCTGCGTCTGGCCAAGCGGTACCGGCTGGACCCGGACCGGATGCTGAGATACTTTGACGGGGTCTTTGTCCAAAACGAGGACTATTACTGCACCCTGTTTGAGCTCTACCGGGATTACCTGGACGCGGCCTATGCCCTGGGCCGGTGCATGGAGCACAGCGCGGTGCTCTGGCCGGAGCAGCTGTATACCGCCCATGACGTGGCGGTGGCAGAGCTGGCCGACACGCAGGCCAGGACAGAGGGATCCCGTCGTGCAGTATCCCTCAAGGAGCGGCGCCTAAAGTATGAGTTCGAGCTGGACGGACTACGAATCGTATTCCCAGCCACAGCCGGAGCCATCCGACGGGAGGGCAAGGCCCTGGACCACTGCGTAGGCGGCTACGCATCGCGGCACATGAGCGGGGTCTGCACCATCCTGTTTCTCCGGCGGGCGGACGACCCGCATACCCCATATGTCACCATCGAGATGGACGGCAACAAGATCCGGCAGATCCACGGCTACCACAACGACACCCTGGCGGGCAGCCCCAAGCCGCGGGAGGTACACAAGGACTTTTTGGCCGCCTGGCTCCGGTGGCTGCGGGCTGGGAGCAAGCGTAACGAGGACGGGACGCCCAAACTGCCCAAGCGAACAAAGAAGCAAAAGGAAGTGGCATGATGTTGAATCGGATCGTGATCATGGGCCGCCTGGGCCGGGACCCGGAGGTGCGGTACACCCAGGCGGGGCGGCCGGTGGCCTCCTTCTCCCTGGCGGTGGACCGGGATTTCAAGGACAAGGCCAGCGGCGAGCGGGCCACCGACTGGATCCCCGTGGTGGCCTGGGAGGCCCGGGCCAGGTTCGTACAGCAGTATTTCCGCAAGGGCCAGCTGGCCGTGGTGGAGGGCCGCCTCCAGATCCGGGACTGGACCGACCGGGATGGCGGCAAGCGCCGCAGCGCCGAGGTGATCGCCGACGGCATCTATTTTGCCGGGGCCAAGGCCGCCCAGCCCAGCGAGGGCAACGCCGACGAGGGGACGCTCCCACCCCCGCCGGCCGGGGACCTCCAGGACCTGGACGACGACGGCGAACTGCCGTTCTGATGGCGATGACCTTATGCTGGAGCTGCCGCCGGGCGCTGGGGACCATGGGATGCCCCTGGTGCGAGTACGACGAGATGGCGCACCGGGTGCGGTTTGAGCCGGTGCCCGGCTGGACAGCTGAAAAACAGGTGCGGGCCCACGGGATGACCTCCTACACGGTGATCCGATGCCCGCTGTACCTGGAGGACGAGTAGAGGGAGATCCAAAATGAAAATTGAAGATCTGATTGCCGCACTGAGGCGGCTGAAGGTGCAGACCGGCTCTCTGGCCTGCCTGGGCTGCGGGCACGAGCACAACTGTTCCACCAGTGGGTGCGCCATCATTCGGGCGGCGGTGGACGAGCTGTGCGGGATGGAATGGATTGACGCAGAGGTGGAGCTACCACCGGAGGTAGGGTGAGCATGGACATGAAAAATTTTAT